AGGTGCGGGGCTAGGCCGATACTGTTTGACAGGCCGGACATGCGCCGGTGGTATGACGGTCGGGCGATGTTCGTGCCTGAGTCCTGTGACGAGGAGCTGGTAGAGCATCTAGTGAAGGTGTTGAGTGAGCCGCCGGTGAGGGTTAGCCCGAAGGAGTCTATGGACGTGGGGCTTGAGTTCTCTTGGGGGATGATCGCAAGAGGGTTCTGGGATTGTGTGATAGGTAGACGGACTGAGACAGATCGAAATAGACAGACGATACAAAGGGAGATAGCAATATGACAGTAGCACCCGACAGAACGCCATCGACCTACGACCACTTGGAATCTCTGATGCAGCGATACCAGACGGATCGTCTTGTCGGAATCTCACCACGGCAATTTGAGTCTGATCTACGCGGGCTGATTGCTGTCGAGGATCACGATATTGAAGGCTATTTAGATCCGGCAAAGCAACGTGACCAATCCGTCAAGTTCACATGGGGCCACACCCACGACTTCGGGTCTTTCCAGATCCAAGGGCTCATGCGTGATCGCCACATCCGGATCGTTGCTGACTTTGTAGATCGGGCTGGCCTAGGTCTTGACCTCTCCGGGCTTCGTGTTCTGGATGTAGGTTGCTGGACTGGGGGGATGAGTCTCCTACTGACGGCGATGGGTGCCAAGGTGACGGCGGTTGAGGAGGTTGTCAAGTATGCACAGATTGTGAAGTGGCTGTCACATAGCTTCGACGCGGGCATCCAAGTGGTGAGTAGCTCCCTCTACAACCTCAACGAGTCTGACTTTGATATCGTCATAATCTCTGGAGTCCTGTATCACGTCAGCGATCCGATCCTAGCCTTACGAATCATGTTCAACTGCACGCGGGACGGTGGGATGTGTCTCATCGAGACGGAGGTTGACCCAAGTGAGCTACCGATCGCTCGCTATGCTGGCCCGACTCGAGCGAGAGGGGATGCCAAAGACCGGACCCGCGAGGGTTGGAACTGGTGGGTGTCATCGGTAACAGCGTTCGAACAGATGCTCGCTGATGTGGGCTTTGAAGCATCGGAAGCATTCCTTGGGCCTGCGGCTCGAGCACTGTTCATCGGACACCGGGGCAAGCATGTGGATATGTTGCGAGCTGGTCTCTCGAATCCGGGGGTCAACTAATGCGTGTGCTCTGGTTAGGGGACGCCTGTTGCTCGACCGGGTTCGCCCGCTGCACTCACACCGCCTGCGATGCTCTCTACGAGGCCGGCCACGAGGTCACGGTGCTAGGGGTTAACTATTTCGGCAGGCCCAGACACGGCTACCCTTATGACATCTGGCCACCCTTTGATCCGACAGACCACGGTCATGATCCTCACGGGGCTGCTAGGTTGCCGTCAATGATCGAGAGAGTCAATCCGGATGTAGTGGTGATTCTGAATGATGCTTGGAACATTCCGGGATATTTGGAGGCGATCGGGGCTGGTAAGAATTCCACTTCTCCTCCCCCTCCTCCTGTCATTGCTTGGCTGGCTGCGGATGCACGTAACCAGATCGGTGCAGGACTGAATGGCCTAGCTCATGTCATCACTTGGACCCAGTTCGCTGTGGACGAGTTTCGGGCTGGCGGATATGAGGGAGAGTCTAGCATCGTGTCTCTGGGCGTGGATCACGGAATATTCAAACCACAGGATCGGTCCGAGGCTAGGCGTAAGGCTTGTCCGGCCAAGTTACCTGAGGACGCCTTCATAGTAGGGGTCGTGGGTCGCAATCAACCTCGCAAGCGTCTGGATCTCACTCTCGCCTATTTCTCCAAGTGGATCACTCGTGAAAGCATCGATAACGCTTACCTCTACCTCCATGTGGCGCCCACTGGATCTGACGGTTGTGATCTGACTCGCCTCATCCACTACCACAAGTTAAGCGGTCGGGTGGTTTTGTCCAATCCATCAGTGAGCCACGGGGTCAGTGATGAGATGCTGGCGGCGATCTACGGATCATTCAATGTCTATCTCACGACCACTCAGGGTGAGGGTTGGGGGCTGCCTGCTCTCGAAGCCATGGCGTGTGGGATCCCGTGCATCGTACCGAACTGGTCGGGGCTGGGCGAATGGACCCGGAGCGCTGTGATGAAGGTCCCGTGTACGTCGACAGCACTCAACGCACCAATGAATGACCTAGCCTACACGATCGGTGGCGTGATGGATGAGGAAGGGGCTGTGAAGGCATTGGGGGATATGTATAGGTCTGAAGGGGCTAGAAGGGTGTATAACAGAGCAGGACTGAAGCTATCTAGCACCCTGTCTTGGGATCGAACAGGGAGTGAGTTTGTGAAGGTCCTAGAGTCGCTGGATCTGGTCGCTCAATCTGACTTGGCCACAGTCCTACCCATGGAGAGATCCGGTGGCGGCTAGCTTCAAATTCAAAGGTGCCTCTAAGATGGTACGAACTCTCAAGGACGTTCTTGACCGTACGACTGTGGATGCTGAGAAGGCTCTGTTCATTGAGGGTGAGCTGATCATGACGGACTCCAAGCGTAATCATGTGCCAGTGGATCTTGGAGTCCTACGTAGTTCAGGCTTAGTCCAAGAGCCCGAGCGCAAAGGTAATCAGGTCACGGTCAGACTGGGCTACGGCGGAGCAGCTGCTCCCTATGCTTTGGCGGTCCACGAGCACCCGTCAAAAACCAGTCCTCCATCATGGCAAGGCAAGGTCATAAGGTTTAGCCCTTTAGGTAGAGGACCCAAGTATCTGGAGCGACCTTTCTTTGGAGCACTCAGGGGAATGGACAAGCGACTGGCTAAGAGGATGAAGGTAGATGACTAGGAAGAGGGGTCGGTCTCATGTCTAGGTATCTCGAGATCCTGTCTAATCAGACTCCGTTCCCGTTCAACATAGATGACAACCGTAGGGTGATGTATTCGGTCAACTTTAGAATGCTTGTAGCTGCAATAGTCACCGCATTCGAGGAGGAGATCGCTGCCAGAATAATCGCCCAGACCGCGGCCACGGCGATTGGTACAGACATTTTCATAGGACCCTTGGCGGTCATCCCTACCGGCGATGGCCCTTATACAGAGATCATCGACACAGGGGGTGAGTCTCCGGAATACATTCACAACACCGATGACGCCTCATACGAGCGACTGTCCATGCAGATCGTTGTCAGGGCTAAGTCTTACACCGTTGCCAGGACCCGTGCTCAGGCTGTTTGGAGAGCGCTCGATGGGGTTCGCAACACCACACTAGCGGCATGAGAATAGGAGGAACACAATGAGTTTAGCAATTGTAGGTCACGGAGCACTAATCGGTATTGAGTCTGTACCAATTGTGGCGGGGACGTTCGTCAACATCGCTGAGCTGACCAGTGATTTAGAGTTTGAGCTAACTCGGCCGGCTGTCGATGTGACCCCCCACAATGACGACATTGACGCTATGCTGCCGGGCGGGGTGATGAATAGGTCACCGGTACCGATGGCAGGAAACTTTTTATTTGCCAACGCTATACACGATCACCTCAGTGGTATTCAGAAGCACTTTATCGACAATGACAAGTTCGGTATGAGGTGGCGTGGACCCGCCGGGTCGAGTGGCGTGAATGAGATTATCGCCTCAGGATACGTGACCCAATTCAAGCGGATCGCTCCTCAGGGCGAAGGTCCGTACGGGTTCGAGGCGACCATCGTACTGACTGGGCTGATGAGCATCGACGCTGTGTCGATTGGCACGGTAGGGTCGTAGCAGTAGCGATAACAGGTCACCAAAGGAGACAGACATGACGAAGAGAAAGAGTTCTACTAGAAAGAAGAAGTCCACCAAAACTGCTAGATCTTCAGCTCGACCCGCTCGACCGGTAGGGGTCCACCTCACTGGCGCCCAGTTCCTACGTGGAGGTGCCAACCCCTACCGTCGAGTGGAGATCCCAGACCCAGCTGACGACTCAGCGCCTCCTGGCATCGTGTATCTGAGGCAGCCCTCAGCCAATATAGCGATGGGCTTTGCTGAGGAAAGGAAGAAGGAAGACGCGGACACCAAGTCCATGCAGTTCGAGTTGGTCGCCAAGTGTCTCGTTGACAAGGATGGCAACCAGCTGCTCACCGAGGATGAGGCTAGGGAGATGGGTGAATCCCCTGCTGGGGCGTTCATGGCGGTTCTGACTGAGCTCATGAAGATGATGGGGCTCACTGTGGATAAAGAGGGTCTCACCGCGGGGGAAGACTCAGGCGAAGCGGATGGCGACGTTTCGCCTTCCGACTAGCGTTGAAGATGGGGATACCGGATGTCGATGGGATGCTAGAGGAAATGACGCCGACTCAGCTGGTGGAGTGGATGGTGTACGAGTCCCTCGAGCCTTTTGGTGATGTGCGAGCGGATCTGAGAGCTGGGATCGTGGCGTCCACTATTGCCAACGTTCACCGTGATCCCAAGAGGACTAGATCCTACAAGCCATCTGACTTTATAGCGATGGACAGGTCCACTGAGTCCTCCACTGATCGCAAGCCAATCACCAGTCAGAGCCGATTCGACGCAATGAAAGAGCGCGCTAGGGCCTTCGCCCAAGCTCGATAGGTCATGCCTGCAAATATCGGAACTCTAGAGGGTCTACTCAAACTCAATGATGAGTTCACTGGGGTACTGGGTAACGCCATGTCCCAGCTCGATCGGGCTGCCGACAAGATGAAGAGGGTTGGGCAGCGGATGTCGGATGTGGGGCGATCTCTCACAACCTCTATCACTCTGCCTCTAGTGGCTCTGGGTGGGTTCGCGCTCAAGGCCGCTACTGATTTTGAGTCCTCGTTTGCCGGGGTTCGAAAGACGGTCGACGCTACAGAAGAGGAGTTTGAGGCTCTGGCTACTGGGATGCGGAACATGGCCAAGGAGATCCCAGCCAACGTCAACGAGCTCAACGCCATCGGTGAGGCTGCTGGACAGCTGGGGATACGTACTGAGAACATTCTCTCCTTCACTCGCACTATGGCGGATCTCGGGGTAGCTACGAATCTCACCGCCGAGCAGGCCGCGGTATCGATGGCTCGCATCGCCAATGTGACAGGTCTGCCACAGGATCAGTTCGACAGGTTGGGCGCTACCGTGGTGGCTCTGGGTAACAATTTTGCTACCACCGAGGCTGAGATCGTGGAGTTTGGCACTCGGATCGCTGGCGCTGGTGAGATCGCTGGGCTGACTGAGGCTCAGATTCTGGCGATCGGTGCCGCTGTGTCTAGTGTTGGGGTCAATGCTGAGGCTGGTGGTACGGCGGTCCAGAAGGTCCTGATTGGTATGACCAAGGCGGTCGCTGAGGGTGGAGAGCAACTACAGATCTTCGCTGAGACCTCGGGGTTGACATCGTCACAGTTCGCTCGGAACTTCAGGCAGGATGCCGCTGGGGCGTTTACTGAGTTCGTAGAGGGGCTGGGTAGGCAGGGAGAGAAGGCGTTCAAGACTCTGGACGATCTCAACCTCAAGGATCAGCGTCTGATTCGATCGTTCCTGTCACTGGCCGGTGCTGGGGATCTCTTGAGACGGTCAATGGTAGAGGGTACTAAAGCCTTCGAGGAGAACACGGCACTCACGGAAGAGGCGGAGAAACGATACGCAACCTTTGCCAGCCAGCTCAAGATTACCTGGAACCAGATCCGGGACGTGGGGATCACACTAGGTACAGCTCTAATGCCGGCGCTCCGTGACACGCTCAAGATACTGGAACCTCTTATTGGTAAATTGGAAGACGCCGCTGAATGGTTCAGTAATCTGTCTGACTCACAGAAGAAGATGACGCTGGCGGTCGGGGCGGCTGCGATAGCTCTGGGTCCGATGCTCGTGATCTTGGGTCAGGTAACTATAGCTATCAGTGGGTTGCTAACTCTCGTGCCTGTTCTCACCAGTGCCTTGATAGCTCTGGGTACGACCCCTATTGGTCTGGCTCTGATAGCCGCTGGAGCCGTACTGGCTGTGTTCATAAAGTGGAAGTTGGAGATTGACGAGTCTCATGCCGCGCTGCTCAGAGTGGTAGCTGCTGAACAAGATCTCTTGAAGCTGGCCAGCGAGGCGGTAAGGTTTCAGAAGATACTCACCCAAGAGAGGGTTGGTGAACTCCTTGATCGCAGCGCTATACTCAGGCTGAGATTACAGGAGAAGAAGGCTGCTTTAGATACAGCCAAGTCGGGCTTTGGACTCTTATTCAAGGGGGCCTCAGCACTCAAGCGTCTCGCTGACATGAGACGAGAGATCACGAACCTGACTAACCAGCTTAACATCATCGATGGAGCTCTGGAACGCGGGAGGGTAAGTGGAGAGGGGATGGTCACCGTGTTCGGTGAGATCACGGTTGTAGCTGGGAATGTCGGGGATGGAATAAGTGAGCTGTCCGATGAAGTAAAGGAGATGATCGCTGAGTTCTCCCAACAGATCAAGCAGTCCAACCTCTTGATCGCTGCACACCAGAAAGGTGATAAAGCGGTCGAGGATCTAGAGATTAGGTTCGAGGCGCTCAATCAGGTTATGGGAGCTGGGTTTACTGAGACGGAAGCACTCACTAGCGGTCTGGTGGATCTGGCGGAGCAGGCGATTCGAGCGGAGAGAGATCTGGATTCTCTGGAAGGGCAGGTCATTGATCTCACTACTACTGCAACCGCTTGGACCTCTCAGGTATTGAGCAACTTAGACACCATGGGACAGTTGGTGGAGGCGACTACTGAGGCGAGTCTGAAATTCTCTGATCTAGAAACCATTCTCAACAGTCTCGGCTTCGAGGTCGATGAGCTGGAGCTATCACAAAAGGAACTAGACAAAGTACTCAAAGCCATCGACGACAGGGCTGAGGAGTTAGAGGGATCATTCGATCTTCTTACCAAGGCTCTGGATGAAGGTGAGATCAGCGCGCGCCAATTTGCCGCTGCTATGAGAGGTCTGTTTCTCCAAGGTCTAGTCACCAGAATGCAGGTGATCACCGCTGCTATAAGGTCAATCTGGCAAGCCACCGTAGCGGACATGGTCGGGACTCTCTTGCGAGGGTTCCGTGATGGGTTCGATGATCTGGAGGCTGAGCTAGGTCAGATCTTCGCTCAAGTGGGTCGAAAGCTGGGTACGGCGGCTGGTGAATCTATAGGCGGGCCGATCGGTGCTGCCATCGGTGGATTCATAGGTGAGACTCTCGGTGATTCACTCGGTCGTGCTCTGGGTCGACTGTTCGGAGGGGGTCCGGGTCCGCTGGAACAGGCGATCAACAATCTTGGGGTACAGCTCTCAGATGGCCTGATTGGGATGATCGATCAAACCATGCGCTCTGTCGGAGATGCAGCGGCATCACTCAGGCAACATCTCGGCGACGTGATCCGGGAAGTGGGGATCAAGACGTTAGCAGATCTGCGTAAGTTCACCGCCCAGGCGCTCTTCATCCTGTCAGACCTAGATCGTGGCCTCATCTCTTCAGGTCAAGCCGTACGTAGTCTCGGTGATGCGCTCGGGGAACTCCTAGACGCCTTCGAGGATGTGGGTGGGACAGTATTCGAGCTGGGCAAGATCGTTGACATCTTCATGAACGCGCTCGATCAGGTGAGACGTGGGCAGCTCTCAGCAGCCGAGGCCGCCCAAGTGCTCAATGACAATTTCAGCCAGTTCGTAGACATTGCTATGGAGATGGGTGATGCTGGGGTCGAGGCGGTACAGAGGGTTGTGGAGGCGGCTCGAATAGCTGGGGTCGAATCACAAGCAATAGTGGACAAGATCCGTGAGCTGCTGGATGAGGCCATGGACATCATGGAGCGGCGAAGTCAATTCCTGATCGCTCAGTCGGGAGACCTCATTGCCGGCCTCGAGCAGATGCTGGCCAACGCTGCTGGGATCACCAGACGTGAGATCGAGTTCGCCTCCAGCTCGATCCTAGCGGCGTTCGCTGCGATGGTAGAGGCGGGGGTTCCTCTAGCACGAATCCTTGCCCAGCTAGGCGACCTGATAGGTCTGGTCGGCGATCGTGCTGAGTCCACGGGTCTGGATCTCCCCGCTGCCTTCGATCGGCTCGGGGAGATGATCGATATCTTGTCCACGGACAAGTTCCAGAACATGCTCAACCGGCTGGAGGGCATGACGGCTGCTACTCAAGCTCTAGGCAACATGGGGCTCCTGACCGCTGATCAGTTTGATGTCTTCGGAGATCGATCCCGTAGGATGTTCAACCGTCTGGTCGCTGGGGGTTTGACCTCGGCTGAGGCTCTGGCAGCTATTCGTCCTCAGCTCCAGCTACTTCATGATCTCCAGCAACAGTATGGGTTCGAGATCGACAGGACTACCCAGAGGTTGATTGATCAGGCTCTGGCTCAGGACCTGATACAGGACAAAGCGCTCACCGTCGAGGACATCCTGATTCGTGGGTTCGATCGTCTCTTAATAGCACTCAATGCCATGATAGAAGCTCTGGGAGGGGTGCCGGTGGCGTTTGAGGACTGGACTGGAGCCGCCGATGACATGGCAGAGGAGGTTGTGGAGGATCTGAATCAGATCGGCCGTGTTGGCGAAGATGTGGCTGACAGATTGGGTCGAGAATTCCAGAAGATGTCAAAGGGGGCGGCTGAGGTAGCCGCTGACATTGCCAATATTCCTACTGGGTTCATAGGTGAGATTATCGGTCCGAAGCCTATTACCGCTCTGCATGGCACTGGCGGGTTCATGGACTTTGGTGCTGGTACCCCAGCGATCCTTCATGGTCGAGAACAGGTTGTGACTGTGGCCGAGGGAGCGAGCATAGCTCAGATGGTGTCTAGAGCGATCGGTAGGGGTCGTGGCAATGACCCACAGATGGATGAGCTGATCGGGATAGTGGAGGCTTTGTCATCGGACATTCGCCTGCAGCAGTCGACCCTTTTCATTAGTGCTCGGGATTCGTTCCTCAAGGGGATCTGATGTGTCTGACGTTGCTAATCGGGTGTTCATCAGGATCGAGGTGGAGCTGTCGGGCCAGGGTAATGGATGGACCGATATTACACGAGATGTCCGGAGGGATTCTGGCATCAATGGGTTCAGAGGGTTCCGCGGGGACAATCCAGTGAACCGTGTAGCTATAACAGGTCTACTTACCTTTGCCCTGATCAACTCCCCTGCCAACTCGGGTGGGTTGGATGGTTACTATTCTCCGGGCCACACCAATCTGAGATCTGGATTCTCTATTCGGATAGGGGCTCGAGCGTCTCTGGTGACAGAGGCTGATGGCTGGGTGAGCAGTGGCTGGGTAGAGGATGATTGGACCGAAGATGTTGAGACTACAGTCATTGTGCTGTGGACGGGAGAGATCACCGATATCGAGCCTACCTCTGGCAAGAACCTAGCTAACCGAGTGGCTAACATAGAGTGCCGTGATTACATAGATACTCTAGCCCGTCACAGGCTCTCAGGGGTTAACGTGGCCGAGGGGATATCTGAGACCGACGCATGGCTAGCGGTTGTCGATGAGATGCCTATCCAGCCCAGATCGATCAGCGCTCCCACTGGCCCCGATACTTATGACTTTGCCTTTGACCAAACAAAGTCTGAGTCCACGGTGCCATTGCAGGAGTTGCAAAAGATAGGGTTGTCCTCACTGAGTCTGACCTTCGTCAAGGCGGATGGTGCGCTTACGTATGAGCCTAGGAATTTGATTCGAACCGACCCTCTCAACCCTCTTGCTCCAGCCGCGGTCATTACCGAGTCAGACATACGTAATCGCCAGCCTATTCGGGTTGAGGACAATGAGCGTGAGATCATCAACCGGGTCCAAGGAGTGGTCAGACCTAGAGACGTAGATGCTGTTGCCACGATCCTATTTCAGACCACAAGCAGACTTCCGTTCCTGCCCGGTGGTCCTCATGTCGTGGTCGGGCAGTTCACCGATGCTAGCGAGCGCTCTGAGAGAATCGGTGGAATCAGTCCGATCACTCCAGTGTCTGGGGTTGGTAATGATTTTGATTTCAACGAGGAGGAAGACGGCAGCGGATCTGACCTGACCAGTAGTGTTACCCTATCTGCTTCCTTTGATGGCAACTCGGTAACGTTCACGATCACCAACAACTCCGTCAATCGTGTCTGGGGAAGGCTGGAGGCTAGAGGCACTGGTGTTAAGTCTCATGAGCCGGTGACGATTCAAGCGTCCGATGATGTGGCTATCACTAGTGACGGGGAGAACCCTCTCACATTTGACATGGCCTATCAGTCTGACATCGGTGTTGCTCAGGAGATCGTCTCCTGGGTGTTGCATGTACAGTCTCAGGCTCTAAAGCGGGTTCGTGTGGTGCCGATGTTGCTGAGCTATGATGATATACCGAGGGTAGGGGTTATTGCCAATAGGGAGATCTCGGACGTTGTGTCGCTGTCTGAGTCGATGACCGCCTTTGACGGAACGGAGAGATTCTTTCTTGACGGCATAGGGTTCCGCTCGCGGGGGAGAGATAGATTCGTGTGGATGGACTGGTATCTCGCGGTTGCCAACTCGGAAGCGATCTGGCACTTGGGAGTTACGGACTTTTCGGAACTCGGGGTGAATACCCACCTAGGGTTCTTGTCTGCTCCATTCGAACCGTTCGCTACAACTGGGGTGGCCAGGAATCTCACAACGGGTGGGGGGCAGAACAACAATACCGACTATGTCACTGCATCGATATTACCCACCTCTAACAATTTGATTCTGGCCTGGGTCAACAGTGGCAGGGCTGACAGCATGGATCCGGCCGTCCCCACGGTCACAGGTTGCAGTCTGACTTGGGTAGAGGTAGCAACCATCGTCTATGACACAGCGGGTACCACTCATCGGCGCCTTACCCTATTCAGAGCGCTCGGTGCGGCTCCTACCGAGGGCAAGGTAAGGATGGTCTGGCCAGCGACCCAGGATCGAGCCTCTTGGTCTATCATCGAGTTCTCAGGTATTGATATCTCAGGGTCAGATGGTAGTGGGGCGATTGTACAGAGTGTAACCGGGTCATCCAAGACCAGTCCTATATCGATCACTCTTGCCGCCTTCGGAGATGCCGCTAACAGGCCAGCGCTGGGGATAGCAAGGGGAGCTCCTGAGACGTTTGTACAAGAGGTTCTATGGATCTTGCTGGGGAGAAGGACTGGCCGTCCGGGTATCATGTCCGCTTGGCGTGATGCTGTGGATCTCAGTGCGTCAGCGAGCTTTGTGGAGTCTTCTAGAAACGTTGGAGCGATCGCCGTTGAGGTCAAGTCGGCATAGGGTACAGGAGATAGGGGATAAGTAGATGGCATGGACCGATCCAATTACCAGAGTTCTCAGTGATCTAATCACTCCGGCGATCTGGACCTCTGATATCAAAGACAATCTAGACCACCTCAAGCGGGGGGTGGTGGGTAAGGCTGTCAATTTCACAGCGGATGAAGAAGAGGCGATGGTGTACATCGTCGACACCTCTGGAGGAGTGATAAACGTGACTCTACCGGATCCTACGACGGTGACTGTGGCGTCTATACTGATTCAGCGTAACGGCGGTACCAATGCTGTGGGTATCATTGGCACGGTCAATGGAGTGGTTAACCCTAGCATTGGCACAGATGGTGATTGGATGCTGCTGGTGTCCGATGGGACCGTCTGGAGAGGCGCTGTACTGACGGGGGTGACTTGATGGCTGAGGCTTTCCAGAATCGTGACATGAAGGGGTCGGATCTAACCCCACAGGAGGCGGACGATCTGTTCTCTCCAGAGTTCACTCAAATGGCCCACGGGTTTGTGGTCGGGGATGTGCTCAGGAGATCGAGTGCTATTGCTCATGCCAAGGCTCAGGCGGACTCGGAGGCGAACTTGGGAGTGGGCCTGTCTCTGGTAGTGGCTAAGACCACGAACGATCTCACCGTGTTGAGAGCTGGCAATAGTCACACGGTCACTCTCACCGCTCATGGACTCGGAGCGTTTGGTGTTGCATTGTGGCTGAGTCAGGGGACGGCGGGATTGATCACGTCCACAGAACCGGTAGACGGGCTGAAGTGGTATCTGGGATATGTGATAGATACCAATACTATCCACTGGGATCCGTGGTCTTCTGCAGTGGAAGAATAGAGTTGGGGTGGAGAGTAACGAGCGGAGATTCATAGAGGATAACAAAGATGGCAGAGGTTCCAAGTGTAGGTGGGTTTCTAGAGAGAGTCATACAAGTGGATCATGGACGGTCCATAGGTGACGCGGTGAAGCGTACTGGTCTAGCTGCGTGGGCTCTAGCTCAAGCGGATGTGGCAGCTAACTTGGCTTGGGGTATAGTCGCTCTGGTTGAGGATGCAGATCACTTCCACGTAGCAATTCGACAGGGGACATTTGTTTACTGGCCGTCTCACGGGCTGGGTTCTCTGGGTGATCTAGGCTATGTCTCTCAAATATCGGCAGGGGTTGTGGGGTCCAAGCCGACAGGAGGGTTATTGCAAGCGGTTGCCAAGGTGGTGGATTCCAGCTCTGTTGAGATGTTGGATCCGAACCGAGTGGAGGATTCGTAGAATGAAGTATGAAAATCAAATAATGAGAGCACTGTCTCTCTCAGTTTTGCTGGCACTCGTGGCTCCTTTCTCGGGTGCTCAGATACTCCGGCACAAGGCGTTCACCCACGCAACGGACTGTACGGGACTGCTAGGTAAAAAGCTCGGACAGTTCTGCTTCGAGTTGGATAGCGGTGGGTGGTTCGTCTGCAAGCCTACATCGGGTGATTGTGACACTGCGGGTGAGTGGATTCAGATTGTATCTGCTGGCAGTGAATGGACGGACACGGGAACGACGCTACACCCGACAGAGATTGGAGACGATGTTGTACTCGGTGCGACATCTCCAGTTAGCAGCGCCAAGCTATCCGTGGATGGAGACATGGATCAGATTCAGGCGTTGATTCAAGGTGTGGCCGGCCAGACAGCGGACTATTTTGTGGTCGAGGAATCCGATGGTGCGGATATCTTTGTAGTCGATGCTGTGGATCGGAGGGTGGAATCTCGTGGTGTATCTAGTGCTAATATTCTGATCAAATCGACCGGAGCCGATTCCTTTGCAAGACTGGCTCTGGAGAACGATGTATCTAAGTGGAACATCAGCGCCTTGGGAACCTCGACGGACGATCTTGTATTCACCGAGTCGTTCCTCGGGATCATGACGATTCAGGATGGTGGGCCGGCGAACGCGATGTTCATTGAGGATACCGGAGACATAGGGCTCGGTACAGCGACCCCTGAGACAGACCTACACGTCAGCGAGAGTACGACCGATACGGTGCCGACCGTCGAAATCGAGCAGCTTTCGACCGGAGACGCGGCCCTCCAGTTTAGTATCGTAGGGGATGCCTTTGCCGTGGGTATAGACAACACTGACGATACTTTCAAAGTTTCCTACGCGGCCGGAGCCGGGACGGCGGTGCTCGGGACGAATGATTTCTTGACGATTACAGACGCGGGTCTAGTTAGCATCGGAGGCGTGACCCCTGATGGCACACTCCACGTCCACACCGCAACCGCCGGATCAGTCACAGCCAACACCGTGGCCGATGATCTAGTGGTAGAGAACAGTGCCGATGGTGGGCTATCTATCTTAGTACCCGACGCTAGCACATCGAACGTCTTCCTCGGCTCTCCAACCGACAGTGCGGGCGCCATCTTCCGCTGGCAACATAGCACTCTCTTGGCGACCGTTGGCTCAGCCGCCGCTAGCGGGGAACTTCGTTTCATGTCAGGCGACTTTGTTGAAGCGGTTCGGATTGAGTCTGATCAGGACGTAGTATTTCTTCAGCAGGCTACGATGTCAGATATCCTGTCGATCACGCCAAAGGCCACCGCCCCAGCAACCTGCACTGCGGCTACGGACTTCTACACTGATACGTCTGGGGCTGCGTGTTTCTGTGCGACGACGGACACGTGGGAGAAATTGAATGCTACTGGCACTTGTGCCTAGGAGGAAGAACTGATGAGGAAGTATTGCTGTATTTTGCTTTTGCTGGTAGGTGTCGGGTCGGGATCAGTACTGCTGGCCCAAGAACGACCCGTACCCATCGCCCTGACCCGAGTGACCGTCACCACTGACGCCTCAGGGGATGCCAGCGTGCTCACCCTTGTCCAGCGAGGCCGGGTGGTGATCATCTGGTACAAGGACGGGTTTGACGACACCGCTGACTTCACAATCACGGTGAACGCCACAGGAGAAGGGCTATGGACCGAGTCCAATGTCACAGCTACCAAACTCGTAGCCCCTACCAAACCGGTACAGGATCAGGTGGGAGTTGACCGGACCCAATTCGACTATATATGGGCTGTGGGGTCTGAGGTTAAGATCGTTATAGCTCAGGGCGGCAATGCCAAGTCCGCGGTGTTTGAGATCTGGATTTACTAATGAAGCAGCAAATCATCAGATGGGTCACTTTGGCTCTATGCTTGGTGGCTCTGTTCGTGGCGAATTTGATGTCGGCTCAAGAGAGGTTGCGGGCGCGGAGTCGAGGTGGTAGCTTGGTGGGAGAGAACGACAGGGTAACCGAGGCTGATGAACTCCGCATTACAGAGAGCGGAGAGACGAGGACAATAGAATGAATAAACTACTAACCACCCTTGCCATACTGGCCTTTCTGGCCACTCCGGCATGGGCTGCGAAGAAGATCACTGAGTTACCTGATGCGGCCTCCGTAGATGCGGACGATGAGTTTGAATGTTCAGACTCTACGGGGCCGACCTCGGAGAAGTGTGACGGGGCGGCGATTCAGACGTTTGTACTTACGGGAGAGGCCGCAACCGCCACAGCACTGGCAGCGAATGGGGGAAATTGTTCGGCAGGTCAGTATCCACTTGGAGTTGATGCCAGCGGCGCTGTGGAGTCTTGTACGGCTGCCCTGTCGAATGTAGTCGAGGACGTAACGCCACAGCTTGGAGCTCAGCTTGACGTCAACGGTTTCGCGCTCGGCGATGGCATGCTGGAGCTGCTCGACTTTGTAGAGACTGGTTCGGCGGTAAACCACATCGAGATCACCAACGCTGCAACGGCTGGAGATCCCAAGATTGCTGCGGCTGGCGATGACACGGATATAGATCTAGAGCTCGCGGGCCAGGGTACAGGTGCGGTTCGGATCCTGTCAGCCCTAGATAAAGCGTTCCAAGTCGGTGATGCGACTAACCCTCACTTCGCTACTTTCGTGTCTGGAACCACAGGCGGGATACAGTTTGGTCGAAACGCGGTGGCTAGCACCGGAAAACTCTATGCCAGTAACACAGTAGCTTTTCTTGAAAACAACGGAGCCATCACCATAAAGAGCCTCAGTGCTACCGGCTCCGTCATTCTAGGAGCTGGGAACCAAACTGGAGACGTTAGCCAAATCTACGGCTCGACGAACATCGCTACTAGTTCTCCTGGCCAGACCAGATTCCAAGCGGATCTCAACACGACGCGAGATCGGGATGGCACACCCTTTTTTCTAGAGGGCGGCGACGGTGGCGCGACAGACCGAAGCGGCGGCGATGTGGTGATCTTTGGGGGTGACCAGACTGGCTCCGGGGTGGTCGGTGACGTGGTGCTTGCTCATGACGGCACAAGCGCGGTGGGTAATGTTGGCATCGGTACGGATAGCCCAACATCCGGACTTACGATGGGTAATGACAAGCTCATCGCCCGCGACACCAATGCCACCATCACAGCGTCGACCACGCAGACCCAAGGCCAGAACCCTCTCACCGCCGAGGTCAACGAGATCTCAACGGTCGCCAACACCAATGATGTCTGCGGGACTCTGATCGCCGCCGCTGCGGGCTTGAAGCAGCTCGTCATCAACAAGGGCGCCAACACCTGTCAGATTTTCCCGGCCTCGGGAGACGACTTGGGGTCAGGAGTAGACACCGCTACAACCCTCGGGGCGGGTCTCAAGCGAACGTTCGATGCCTACGACGCAACAAACTGGGGCACGGGAATCTCCATGTCGTCTCTGGAGGTGCTTGGAGCCGTTGTACTTCCTGCGGGCTCCATCGACGCCGGGGATCTCGATACAAATTATGAAAGCGAGCTGGACAACTCGGCGGGCCTCCTCGCAGCACTCTCTGACGAGACTGGTTCAGGTCTTGCAGTCTTCAGCACCAGCCCAACATTCTCTGGCGGCGTGACGGTTGGCGGCGATCTGACGATGACAAGCGGTTTCATGGAGCAGTCCGTGACGGCTGGAATCACCGCCTCGACCACCCAAACACAAGGCCAGGGAGCCTTGACGTCACAGATCAATGAAATCTCGATCGTGGCCAACCCTGACGATACCGTGACCTTGCCTGCAGCGGTTGGTGGACTCCCCCTCACCATCATCAATAACGGGGACAACAACCTCCAATTCTTCCCCGCGAGCGGAGATGATACTGGAGTCGGGGTAAATTTAGCACAGGAGCTGGAACCCAATGAGTCCATCACCCTGATCGCTTTCGACTCAACCAACTGGCACACGACAGCGACCACCGAGATCGCCCACGCCGAAATGAAAGACGAAGATAACACTGATGTCTTCGTAATGAACGATGCGGGTGGGGACTTCCACAGTCTTCACACCAACGGGATGGTCGAAAATGACGGTGCGGGCTGGACCTTTGACGCGGGTGGGGCGGGCACGAGTTTCCCGATCGCAAGCGTTGCCAACTCGGTAGGATCTCCTGGCACACAGATCCTCGTGACCACTACCGGTAGCCATCTCCTAGCGGTCGGCGATATCATTAGTCAGACCAATCTAGCGGATTCAGCCTATGTGGGAATCTTCAAGGTCGTGGCCACGGCCGCTGCTACCACTTACGAGGTCGCTGCGGTATTCACGGCTACTGGCACTGGCACGATGGATCAAGCCGCGACACTGACCTGCGGCACGGGGTTCTCGGGTGCCTATCATATCGTCTGGTTTGCTAGCGCGACCTCATCGTCCAATAATGAAACCTTTGATTTTGAGGTTCGCCTAGAGACAGCAAGAGTTACTATCCCGGTCACACGTAAGTTCGGCACCGCTGCCGACTTCGGCTCATTCTCCGGTGGTGGGATCGTAGACATTGTTGACGGTGAGAAGATTTCTATGAGTCTGAGCAATCAGGACTCAGCAGGCAATGTGACGCTTCGCCACTTCACCATCGTATTGACACGGTTGTAAAAGGAGGATAGACATGCAGAT